TTGGCTTATTACCTTGGGTCCAATCCGAAAGAAGCTGACCGTATTTCCCGGTTATCGCCGTATTTGCAAGCGAAAGAAATTGGCCGTCTGGAAGCCAAATTGGTTTCTGAGCCGGTAACAAAACGGGTAACTAACGCGCCAGAGCCTATTCAACCCGGTAAACCGCGAAGTGCTTCGGCACCGAGCTTTGATACCACTGACCCTCGGTCTATCAAAAGTATGACCGCATCGCAGTGGATTGAGGCAGAGCGGCAACGCCAGATAAAGAAGCTAGAAGCGCAAAGACTTCGCTAACTAGGAGATATCATGTCTAACTCAATCCTTACGATTGATATGATCACTCGGAAAGCTCTCGAAATCCTTGAGAACAACCTGGTGATTTCCCGCAACGTGAACCGTCAGTACGACGATTCTTTTGCCGTCGAGGGTGCCAAAATTGGCTCGACCCTTCGCATCCGTCTGCCTGACCGCGCGCTTGTCACCGATGGCGCTGCTCTTCAGGTGCAGGACGACAACGAACAGTACACGACCCTGACTGTCGCTTCGCAGAAGCACATTGGCGTGAACTTCACTTCCGCCGAACTCACCATGCAGTTGGATGACTTTGCGGAACGTGTGCTGAAACCCCGCGTTAGTCAGCTGGCTGCTTCGGTTGATGCTGATGTCGCGAATGCGTACAAGAGCATCTTCCAGTCGGTCGGTACCCCAGGCACCACTCCGGCCACTTCGCTAGTTCTGTTGCAAGCGCAGCAGAAACTGAACGAATCCGCTGCTGGTATGGCCCCGCGCTATGCGACCGTCAACCCGGCGGCGAACGCTGGTTTGGTGGAAGGTATGAAAGGCCTCTTTAACCCGGTTGATACCGTCAGCCGTCAGTTTAAGAACGGCATGATGGGCCAAGGCGTCCTTGGTTTCGATGAAATCAACATGTCGCAGTCTATCGTCCAGCACACCACCGGCAGCCGCTCGACTTCCGACACCATTCTGGTGAACGGCGCGGTGAGCACGCAGGGCGCGTCTACCATCAACCTTGATGGCGGCACGGGTTCGGCGACCATCAATGCTGGCGACGTGTTCACGATTGCCGGCGTTTACGCTGTCAACCCGCAGACCCGTCAGTCCACCGGTTCGCTTCAGCAGTTTGTTTGCACCGCGACCGCCACCGCGTCCAGCGGCGCGTGGACCAGCGTGTCGATTTCGCCGGCTATTTATACCAGCACGAACGCTCTGGCTACCGTGGACTCGTTCCCGGCTGACAACGCCGCCGTGACCTTTGTTGGCACTGCTTCGACCCAGTACCCGCAGAACCTGGTCTATCATAAGGATGCCATCACGTTGGCGACCGCCGACCTTCTGCTTCCGCAGGGCGTCGATATGGCTTCGCGCCAGGTCCACAACGGCATTAGCTTGCGCGTTGTTCGTCAGTACGACATCAACAACGACCGTATGCCTTGCCGTATTGACGTGCTGTATGGTTACTCCACTATCCGGCCACCGATGGCTTGCCGGTTGTGGGGCTAATTAGTAATTCTTTTTGAGGAATAAGTATCATGGCACTACCTAATGGCGCTGGCGGTTACCAGATTGGTGACGGCAATCTTAATGAAGTTCAACTTCGCACCCAGGCTACGCCGGCAACGGCGACGGTTACCGCGACTCTGACGACTGCTCAGATTCTCAACGGTATTCTGCTGGGCACTCCCACCACCACGGCGGCGGCTTACACGCTGCCTTTGGCTACTGACTTGGACGCTGCGGTCCCCAGTGCCAAAGTCAACAGCTGTTTTGATTTCACCGTGGTCAACACCAACGGTTCTGGTGCTGGCGTGATTACCATCACGACCAACACCGGTTGGTCTATCGGTTCTGCCGGCTCACAAGGCTTGATGACCGTAACCACTGCTGGCACCGCCCAGAGCTATCGCGCCGTAAAAACGGGCGACGGCGCTTGGTCGTTGTACCGCATCGCCTAAAAAGCGAATAGGAACGGGGCGGGCAACCGCCCCGTTTTCTTTATGCACATCTACCTCAGACACCCTAAACACGGCACCAAAGTCGCTATCGCGGAAGCGGAAGCGGATGCGGATGAATGCAACGGTTGGGTGCGATATACTCCCGGTGAACCGGAAGCTCCGGTCAATGAATTAGAGGCTAAACGCCGCCGCCGACCTGCCGCATAGGAGTTTCCGCCGTGCAGAGATATGTCAACTTTATAGCGTCCACGACTTCCACCAGTTCGACGCTAATGGTTCTTTCTAACGCCACCTGCACGGTCTATGTCGCCGGCACTTCTACAGCAGCCACGCTGTATAGCGACAATGGCATCACGCCGTTGGCTAACCCATTCCTATCGTCTTCGACCGGCCAGGTAGCGTTTTACGCGGCTAACGGGACGTATGACCTTGTAGTGTCCAAAGTTGGCTACGTTACGGTCACGATTAGCGCCATTGAGCTAGACGACTTGTTGGCGTCGTCTGGCAGCAGCGGCGTTGGTTATATCGCCGCCGGCACAGGCGCAGTCGCGACAACTGTCCAAGCTAAACTCCGAGAAACGGTTAGCGTCACTGATTTTGGGGCAGTGGGTAACGGCACCACAGACGACAGAGCAGCGGTGCTGGCCGCACTTCAGAGCGGCAAGATTGTAGACGGCGGCGGCCTCACCTACGGCATCAGCGGCACCATGCAGCCGAGTTCATTCGTGGGCCTGCGTAACGCGAATTTCATTCAGCTCAGCCCGACGACGGCCAACGTGGCAACGCTGTGGATTTACAACCTTTCGAACTGGTTCATCGACAACTGCTTTTTCAACATGGGTTCGACCCAGAACACCGGAGCGAACGACGACAGCAGCAAGTCTGCGCTGCGCGTCACTAACGCTGACGGAAGCTATAACCAAAACTTCAGAATCACTGGCGTCACGGTGACTGGCAACGGAAGCGGGTCAAGAATTCAGGTGCGGCAGTCGAAGAAATTTGTGCTTGAGAACTGCTTGGTGCGGGACTGCGTGGCGGCATACACACCAGACCCGACGAGTGACATTCAGAACGGGTTTGATATCGCCGATTGCGCCAACTTCACCATCTCCAACTGCAACGCGAACAACATGCAAACCGTGTTATCCAGCGTCGCGACCACTCGGTACAGCAGGGGTTTCGTGTTTCAGGAAGTTCGCGATTGCAGCATCGTCGGATGCAACAGCACCACAGTTGAACAAGGGTTTGATTTTAGCGGTGCGGTTATCAGCGGCATTACACCGTCGTACTACGAAGGAAATCGCCGTTTCACAATTTCGGCGTGCGCGGCGAACAATATCGCAACGTGGGGATTCAAGTTTTCAAACGTGGCTCACGACGGGCTTATCACTGGCTGCATTGCAAACAACATCGGATCTGGTGGTTTCGTGGCCAGTGCGCCAAGCGTGTCCACCACTAACGTGACTTACGCAACCGGCAACCTTGATTTCGTCGGCTGCAAAGTCGTCAATGTGCTGAACAACGGTGCCGCTGGTGTCGGCGTCGCACAAGGGTTTCGCGTTATGGCCGGCAACGTCGCATACGGCAGCGCTCCGAATACTTTCGACACCTACCCAAGAGGGGTGCGGTTCAGGTCATGCGAGGTAATCGACAATCAGGCCGTTCCCACCACGATTCAGGGTTTTATCAGCGACGTTACCAAGATTTCGCCGACCACTACCGGCTACAACAGCAACCTCGCCAGCACGGCGGTATCATGCTCGGTTGGGCCTGGAGTCACAACTCCTTTCAGCAACATCGGGCCATCGTTGTGCTACGTGACTGGCAGCGCGGTGCAATCAATTCCGAATAACGCTTACACAACGCTCAACTGGGACACCAACCAAATCGACAATCAAGGCCTGCATAGCACCAGCGCGAACACCGACAAGATTTACATAAAGGAGCCGGGAACGTATCGAGTCAGCGCCCAGTTTTATTTTGCGTCCAACGCAACCGGAGTACGCATTGCGCGAATCGGTAAAAACGGTTCGGTGCTTAACAGAACTACAGTTACTGTCCCTGTCAACAGCGGCAGCACTGCTAGCACGATGCACTCGTCAGTTTTAGCCACGGCTATTCCGGGCGACTATTTCAGCGTTGAGGTTTACCAGAACTCCGGCGGCGCGCTTGACCACGCGAACAACGAAGCGAACTTCATGGTGCAGAAGGTCGATTGATGCACGAACTTGAACACCTGTTGATTGCCCTTGCAGTGCAGGCAGCAATGGGCTGGCTAACCGGCAACTGGTGGGTGGGCGCGGCGTTGATGTCGGGCGTTCTGATGGGCCGCGAGCACGCGCAGGCCGAGTACAAATGGATTGAGCATTACGGCCAAGGCCGCCGCGCCAACCTGCCGTGGTGGGGTTGGGCAGACCCTCGCGTGTGGGATGTTCATTCTTGGTTCTGGAATTTATCATTGCCCATAGCGGCTGTGCTTCTAATGGCCGGAGTAATGTGAAA